AGAAGAAGACGGGATACGAGATGCTCAGGAGCGTCGTGGGCGCGGAGATGGGTATAAGAGACAGGTATTGGTGAGGAACGAACGGTCCGGCTTCTCCCATCGGCTTCTCTTCGCCGGTCACGCTGTTGCGGATATTCAGTCGGCGCACTCCAGGGTCGGAGCTAGCGCGTCCAGTTTGTATTTTCCACAGTTCATAGAGCGCGTCCACGCGTATTTGCGCGTCTCTTGACAGCGCGCTGTAGCGTGTTAATTCTTGTCCTGCTGAGTACCACAGGTCAAACCCGGCTATGTATTCTTCGTCGGGTATATTGGCATAATCTTTATACGACCATTCCCTTGTAGGGTCTCTGAAAATACCCGGACGGGTATTCTTAGGATAAATGGTTTGTAGCGCTCGGACCCAGTCCGCGAAGTTTGCGGCCGTTGACTGTCGAGCGAAGTCATCCATCCCGTAGTAAATACTACGCAACGCCTGCCCAGTCTCGCCAGTCATACCGAGCGTGTCGAGTGCCCGGTTGACAAACCGACGACCAGGACTTGGGAACGATCCATCCGAGATCGTGACGTTGCCATCGACATCGCGACTGAATCCGGCCTGATCGGGCGTCCAGTATCTGTTCGGGGCCCGTGGCCCCTGGAACCCACCGGCCTGCCACTCCTCGTACGGGCCCTGCCACTGCTGCTTATGCGCGGGCACTTCAGCCTGTGCTGCCTCGCGCTCTTTAATCATCTCCTCGCGTTCGGCCGCAAGTCGTTCCTTGGTGCGGATACGCGCCTGGATACGGCTCTCTTCTGCCGCGATTAACTCTCGCCGCGTGCGCTCAAAATCACGAGCTTGCTTAGGCTCCTTCGCTTGGACACTCTCTTCCGCTGTTCGGAGCGCGTTCTTGTCCTGTACCTTTTCCTCGGCTGTACGTAGAAATCCTGGCTTCTCGAACTCAGTGGTGAACTCCCGGTCATACGGAGTCTTCTCCCGATCCAACGCCATGAAGTCTTCGCTACGATTGCGAGACCGATAGGGCATCTCGCCCCCGGTCGTCTGCTCCTCGTAGAGAGGGAACGCGTTGTCGCCTTTCTTCGTGTGCTCGAACGGAACCACGAGCCCGCTGTTCTCGTCTACCACGTATCGCTGTACGCGCGTAGACTTTGTTTCTGCCGCACCGTGCTCTGCCCGACTCTCGGGCGAACGGAGCATCTTCTTCTCAAGCATCTCGTCAGAGAACACACCGGCCGGGCCAGTCCCTGGCGCGTAACGCGCTTCATCTGCCAACTCCGTGATCGTAGGCAGCGGATTGGTCGGCTTCGGCTTGCTCAAGGTGGAGAGATCAACCGACGTACCCTGCTTTTCAGGACCCTGCCACACCTGGACCGGAGGTCCTTGCCACTCTTGTTTTTGGAAAACAGGCCCTTGCCAAACGCCCGCATTGGCCCCAGGATCAACGATCGCCTTCTCCCCTTGGGAGAACGCCCGTTTGCCCATAAGACCTGACAGCGGGTCAGCCAGCACGCTTGCCACCAGGCTCTTGCCGAGGTGTTTTGCCGTCTCCAGCGTCTTTTGCCCCTCACTGGCCCCGGTGGCTTCGAGGACGGCCTGCCGTTCGCGATGTTGCCGGTCCAACGTGACGAGGGGATCTTCTTTGAACATCGTTCGGCGGATGGGTCCGCCGACGTACTCTTCGTATTTCTCTGTCGCCCACTCGATGGGCTTTACGACAGAACCGACAATCGTGTTCGCCAGTCCCTCGATCTTTTGGAAGGCCGAGGACTTATCCGTCGATGCCGGGAACGACTCCTCGAAGGACGGCTTGTCCTTGTAGATCATCGGAGTCCGCGCCGAGGGAGAACCCGCAGGAAATACGTAGTCCTCCTGCTGAGTCACTTCCTCGAAGCGACTTGGAGCGGGAGCTTCGTCGGTGACTTCCTCGAATCTCGACGCGGGAGCCTCGTCCACTACCTCTTCAAATCGCTGCGCCATCTACGCCTCACTTCTTCTCTACGAGTTTACCCTTCTCGATCGTGTACACTTTCCCTGTCTTGTTATCCTTGAACTTCTTGCCTTCTTTACCTTTGAGGTCCCCCAGGGCTTTCACCATTTCAGGAGGAGCCCCGCCCGACGACGGCGTCGGAGGCGGAGGAGGTGGGGTCCCAGGACCCTGCTCGATGTTGGGAATGGTCGGAGTCTTCACAGGACCGGCTGACTTCCCTCTCGACTCGTGCTGCTTCATACGGAGCGAACTCGACTCACCAGTCTGAGGACCAGCCTTCAAGTTCGGACCACCAACGACGGGCTCTTCTTCTGGCAGCGGTTCACCGCCGAGCATCGAGCCCAGGCGCTGACCGAGCGAGGGAGCCGAATGCACGCCCTCGACGTTCAGGTTCTTGAAGATCCCGCCGAGAATGTCGTCGAACATCTCATCGGTAAAGTCGCCGCTCTTGTGCAGCTCTTTCGCCGCCGCTAACTGCGCAAGCGCGTATTTGCGCTCTGCCTCGGACAGCATTGCGTTAAGCTTCGACTCTCTCAGCGAGAGTTCCGCGTCTTGACCATCAGAACGAGACTTTAAGTAATCTACGTAGGCTTCGTTCTTAGTGATCTCGCCCAGCATCTTCTTGCGCTTGGGGTCCGTGAGATTCTTCATCTCGACGACTTCCTGTCGCGCCTTTGCCGTATTCGCTTGTATCTGCGCGATGCGCGGCATGAGCGTTTTCTGTGTGTACTCTGTCTGCGCGTTCAGGTTCGCAGTCTTCGCCCCTGACAGGGTGACACCAGAATCCGTTCGCTTGACGTTTTGGTCTGCGCCGATTGCTCCGCTGGCAACACCCTCACCGTAGTGCGCCTGTGGATCTTGTCGGTAGAGGTTCGCCATCTCGGCTTTGACTTCCGCTTCCGAGCGTGCGCGCGGCTGCGGTTGCTGCAATGATCGGCGGTGTAACTCCGCCTGTACCATGTCGCGTTGTAGCTTCGACGCGGGAGCGTTCAGATCAGTCTCTCGGCCGGTGACAACTTTCTCCATACGAGCAGGACCCTCGACAGGAGCCCCAGGACCCTGTAACACAGTCGGCACTTCACGCTCGACCATGTTCGGGACTTCGGTCGGACTGTAGTACGGAGATTTCTTATCCAGAAAATCCCGGTCCATGCCCGCACGAAGGAGAGGCTTGTCGGCCAACTCAGAATGAGAGAACAACGCCTCGGGTTCTGATCCGTACGGCGTGTGCTGAAACTCGGGTTCGCCGAGCTTCATGCCGTCCTGCACCAGCTCCTTCCGCGTGCCCATTGGACGCGGCCCTTCGACGACGGTAGGCGTATAGACATCCTCCGTGACATCGCGCATCTGACCGGGGGAGGCAATCTCTCCCGGCTGCTTGCCGAGGAACCTCGCGGATTCGCCGAGCGAGATCGGATTGAGACGCTGATCCAGCTCTTGCAGCAGCGAAGCGCGCTGAATCATTTTCTGCATCTCATAGTAGTTATTGTATTGCTGCCACTCAGGGGAACTCGCCGACGAAAACCACGAGGGCTTTTCAGGTCCCTCTTGAGGCATGCCGGTAATTTTACCCAGCATGCCCTGCATCTCTTGAAAGTCTGCGCTCGCCATTGTACCCCCTACGACATCATCTTACCAGGGAGCAGCGAATCGCCGCCCACACTCGTCCCAAAGTTAAACCCGCTCGCGTTCGCGTTACCCTGTGATCCGAGGAACGGCGCAAACGCGTTCGCCGTGTTCGTGTTGTACTGCAACAGCGAACTCTTCCAGATCTCGGGCAACTGGTAGATCCACTGTGCCATCTGTGAGATCTGAGGCAGCAACTGCGGAAGCACCTGTCTCGTCGCACTCGCCGCGACGCCGGGCGTGTTCTCAGGAGAAAGCATGCCTCTGCCAGCACCTTCGGCCGACATACGACCGAGCGAATACGACATCATCTTCTTGACGGCTTCATCGGCTTGCGTACCCAGGCCAAACTGGCCGGGGTTAAACATGTCCTCGCCGCGTTGCCCACGGAAGGAGCCGAAGTCAGACGCGTTAATCTCGCTTTGGAGATTCTTCGTGTCCGCTAACGCACTCGCGGCACGACCGGCCGCATCGTTGAAATACTCCGTTCCGCGTAAACCGGATTCTTGTTTGGACTCAGAACTCGACTTGCCGAAGTTGAACCCGAAGAGGCCAACGAGCAACCCGAGCATGGCGCCATCAATCCACTCGAACATAAATCTCCTTACGTACGGATAATGAAATTCAATCCCACTGTCGGCTGCAAGTTCGTGTGCGATCCACCGCCCCCCGTGTTGTTGTTCACGGTGATGCCGGTTGTGGCAGAGTCAGTGTTGGACGCGTTCCCCATGGTGTCGAACGTGCCAAGCGCCAGCTCTGTGCTGCCAGGACCGCCAGTGGCACCGTTCTGTCCGTGCGAGTGACCAGGGTCCGTGATCGGGTGCGTGTGTGCGGGAATCTGTGCCGAGGTTAGCGTGACATCGTTGGCCCCAAACCATCCCGACAGCGCGACAGCAGCCAGCGCGGTTCCGCCTGTCGGCGCTCCGGTTCCACTCGCCCCACCGCCGGTCCCTGTACCAACACCGGCCGCTACACGGCCCCGCATGTCGGGGAGATTGAACGTCGTCGTCCCGTTTCCAGGTCCGAATGTTTCTCCAATGGCCGCGAAGAGTTGCGCATAGAGCGTACGGTCTACCGCGTCACCGTTACAGATCAACCACCCAGAAGGAGCGGTCGAGCGCCCGGTCATGACGATGGTACCGGGAGGAATCACGCGTCCATCTGCGGGCATCTGCACCGCGAGTCGTTCACTGAGATTGTCCAGCGCGCCTACCAGATCTGTACCTGGACCGAGCGCCGTCTGGACTTGGATAATGCCGTCCGCGAGCCCGTTAGGTTGGTTCGCGTCCATAGGGGAGATGTTGTTGAGCAACACGTCTGCCGTATCGTTCGTGCCTAACAGATACGAGCTGCTCCCGAGCATGAGATTTGACATATCACCCCTTGGGCTGGTGCTTCTTTCGTTGAACCGTCATCTGCGCGTTATACAGCGTGAAGTCATTCCCGTACGGACCTTGCTCGTCCAACGGCCAATAGGCCAGCGGGAAATCCTGTAGCACGGCCGCTCGATACATCTGCCGCTGAGTCTCGTAGTGGCGAAGCACCTGATCCGCCGTGAGCGCGTAGTTATAATATGCGGCCTCGTCTACCGCACCGGGCCACCCAGACTGCGCAAACCCTCCGTAGCCAATGAGCAGAGGGACCACACTGGGAGTCGTCAGAGGGACAGCCGACGTAGATCCTGCCAGCGCCCCGTCTACGTAGAGCGCCATCGTCGTGCCGTCGAACGTGCCGACGTAGTGATGATAGGAACCAGGAGCGGGACGAGCAATCCTGATATACCGAGCCGACGCAGCCGGAGTTGGATGTGCGTCATACGTATCGACCCAGAACGTGAACTGACCCGTAGACTGCCGGTCGTAGAACCCCCACCCGTCGTCCCATTGATTGCTCGTGGACTTCGCCACGGGCGTGCTCCACTCGTTTGTCGTCGCATCGTCGAGCTTCGCCCAGAACTCCACCGAGAAGGCTGACTGTGCAAAGTCCGCGTGGTGAGGCACGCTGATATGCGCATCGCTCACAGTCGGACCAAAGCCCATACCGTACCCGTTCCTCGTGGCCGAGGGGGCGTGGAAGGTCGGCGTGCCGACGATGGTGCCATGATGGGCGTATTCTGTACTGTCTGCCGCGCCTTCCACTGCCGTGTACTTCAGCCGCATACTCAAGCGCTCACTCGGAGTCGTCCCGTCGATGAACGCCTGGTACGGGTAGTCCGCCTGACGATCAGGAGCAATGCGCGCACGTAGCTCATGAATACGAAACGCCTCGGGCATACCTGGCGTGTGACAGTACGTATACTTGATCTTCACGGTCAGGCGATGCACGTGCGCTTCGTGCTCCGCAACGAACTCGTACGGCACACCCACACGCGAACACCACTTTGACCCATCGCCCCACACAGGACCAGAACCCCACGTCGCGCAGCCAGGACCGCCCTGCACGGGACAGCCCGACTCTCCGCCAGGAGGTCCTTCACCGGGATTCCCAAATCTGCGCGCGAGGAGTTCGAGGTTTAACATTAGTTCGTGACCGCCTGTAATGGGATGTTTTCTGTGAGCGTTCCATCGGTGTCGATGATGTCTACCGTGGCACGTCCCGTATAGCTATTCGCGTCTACGTGAATCGCCTGTAAGTACTTTTCTTTTGACGGAGAGCCCAGTCCCAAGAACGGAGGAATGTACTCCATGGACACAGGAATGTCGCTCGCGCCTATGGCGTCGATGTACCGACCGTTGACGCGCATGGTATACACGAAGGCTTCCGCGCCGGGATTTCCTTCGCCTCCGTACAGCGTACTCTCGCCCTGTTGGTTCGCATTCCAGACGCGTCCGATGGATTGCCCCAACATAGGGCCATACCACACGGGACCTCGGTCTGGATGCTCCATCAGACTCCGCATGTCCATCCAAAACTGGACCGTCGCGTATTGGTTGCTGTACACGGGGATGCCGATCATGAGAATGCGTTCATGGTACGAGATCCAGACTTGGTCTAGTGCCGCGAAATTAACATTGTTGAGGCCCAGCGTTGCAACCGTGGACTGCAACTTATCGCCGACATACCGGCCAACCACGCCACCGTCAGGAATCCAAAAGATATTCGCGTCAGACGTAAACCAAAACGTACCCACGCCTGGAACCGTGCAGAGCGAGTACGGCGAGGACGTGCCGACCGTTCCGTCAATGAGCTTGATACTGGCGTCGTTGTCAACCGGCTCTGCCAACTCCGTGACATCGTCGCCATAGTTCGTTCCGTTAATGAGGTAGTAGGCGCGACCTTGGAGAGCAATCGCGCCGTCCAAGATCGTGTCTGCGGTCTTGAGGGTCGTTGGATGCAGCGCCGTGAAGGGCCCTTGCTGACTCGGCCGTAAGGTCGCCCAGCTACTGTTGCGACTCCACACGGTATCTGATCGAGGATCTGTACGCTCAATGCCGTCGTTCGTGATGCCCAGCAGTCGGTCTCGTACCGGCACAGCGGCCGTACGGAGGATTGGGATGTTTGTCCCAGACAGAGTCGCGTACGTAGTTCCATCATAGTACGACAGTGCGTTCGTCGCGTTCGCGATGTACGCCCGCTCCTTGATCGACCACGTAGACATGAACACATTCTTGTTCGCGCTCAGACTGGATGTCAGCACCGTCTCAACACCGGCACCAGACAGCACGCTCAACCGATTGTTGTACGCAATGAGGTTCTTCTTCTGGGGAGCGGCTGCTCCACCGAAGTAAAACATGTGTCCGCCCTTAATCGCATACGGACCCAGCGAGGTCGAGTTCACCCGCTGGTTCGAGCGTCGAAGGCGGACACTACCGAAGAACTCGCAGTTCTGCATCAGCCGCGACTCCCCCGGCTTGAGGTTCTCGTCGCTGGAGCGCAAGTTGATGCCCAACTCAGGATCGGCCCAGGTAGCACTGCTCTCAGCGACTTGATTACGTAAAGCCATTAGGTATCCGTGTACGTACCGTCTACGATGTTGCACGCTGTACTTGCGTACTCAGCCAACATCTGGTTATAGATCTGCGTCTCAGTGTTGCGCCGGTCTTCGTCGAAGCGTGTCATCACTCGAATGCCGATGCCCTGGAAGTACAGCGCGTTCCATTCTCGGAGATGCCGGAGAAACACCGCGCCAGCATCGTCCAACCTGTCTAGCGCAGCCCAGTACTCCCACTCCATGATGTACACGCGATCCGGTGCCTTGTCGAAGACTCCCGTACGACCGCGCATAATCATCTGCCTTGGACGAGTCAACTCGTACGACTGCTCCCATGCGTTCATGTGGTAAGAGGTGCGCTTCTTGACTTCCCACCGCATGGCTTCGATCATGTACGGCGTTGCCGCCGCGAATGCCGTTCCGTCCACAGCCGTCAGACCGGCCACCTTCGTCGTGTTGTCATAGGTGAGGATCTGACCCTTGCCCGTCACGGCCGGAGTCGTGTTGTGGACATACCGACCGCGCATCTCAATGCCCGCGTTGTCGAACCCTGCCGCGAGCGTGATCGAAGAGGACGAGCCCGCCTGCGCGGTGCCCGTCCATCCCGTTTCGTCTCGTGTATCGATGAGGTTGATGCTGGAAATTTCTTCTGCATCTACCGGCCAGTCGTATTTCGACAGACCGATCTGTGTCGGCACCGTGGTCTGCGTCAGCAGCGAAGGATGACACGGCGCGACGCGGTGCAAGTCCGACTTGACTGCCGCCATGTACAGCGTCAGCCCGTCCGTAATCTGCGCCGAGGTGGGAACGGTACGTCCGCCCCACTTCAGCGCCTCGGTGACAATCTGTGTCAACGTCAAGTTACTCGGTACGGCCATTCGCGTGTCCTCCGTGGGATTAGCTGGATCTCCGTTTATCCGTCAGCCTTGCCTTGATCGTCACCCACCATGGGCGTGCTGTTAGGCCGCTCACCGGCGCAGACGTGGGTTCGTTAAGCCAGTAAAGAAGCCGCTCAAATTTCTCACCGTGATTCTGTTCTGATCGCGACGTAATGCAATCTCACGCATGTACGATCGAAAATCTGATTGCGTCATGGTCCCTGTGCCGATTTTATTCGCGTAAAACACCAGCCCATGCCCTAACCGTTCGGCGGTATCGAGCGAGGCTTTGACGGCGGCGAGATTGCTGCTCTCCAAAAAGACGCGTGGCACACGCAGCGGATTCGGGACGCCCCAAAACAGCGGGACGCCAGGACCGATGCTCAGCATGGAATAGGTGTACCCAAACTCTCTCAGCACCACGTCAGCGTCGTCTGTGCGCCCCCCTTGCGGGAGCACAAACACATTCGGATCGAGACGGATGCCGAGGCTTGAAAAATAGGTCGTGCAATCCTGAATTTCCTGACGCATGACCGATTGATCGACCGTCGAGAGATTCGTATGAGAGTAGGTGTGATTGTGAAAACTCCATCCTGCCGATTGCATTTCATTGATTTGCGAGACAGAGAGTGGCGTGGTGACTAGTGTATTCCCTGGGCCATTGATAGCACTTGAGCCAACAAGCCCGAGCGTCTGCATGAAGGTGAACGCTTCGGTGTAGTCGGTGTTCCATCCGTCATCAAATGTAATCGAGACTGTTGGGCGGCTATACCAGTTGGTGTGGATTGGCCCCACGTAAAATACCCCGGTCTTGGTTGCTGGCACACGCACGAGACAGCGCAATCGCACAAACGTATTGCCGATAGACGGAGATCCTACCGTTTGACTTGGTAGGTGTCTGGAGAAGTCAAGATTCGTCCACGCTCCAAACTGACTCGTATCCACTATACGGTTCCAGGTGTAATAATTGGAAAACCCTGTTTCTTGGGCGGCATACCAAATCATGATCGCGCCGGTATCGCCCGTATAATGAATAGGCTGATGGAAGGAACGTATATTGACTAGTGAGGTATTGATTAGAAAATCAAACCGATACGTTGAGTTACCTGTCGGTGCTGCCGCCGTGACTTCAGCGCGGAAAGCCTTGCTCGTTCCTGCCGGACGAAGATATGTAGAGTCAGTGACTTCCGAGACAGCCCACGTCGCTGTCCCGTCATGGACTTGGTGCCCAGCGATACCAGAGAGCCCTAGTGATGTATCACACAGGACAGACCCCGTTTGAACAAGATAGTTTTGTGGCAAGCTGCTCATCGGTAGCTCACAGTCACATTGACATCGGCGGTCGTAGTAAAGGCCACATACAGGCCAGTAGCAAAGACGGCGTCAATAATGACGCTGCACGGCGCAAAGGCCGTGGCCGGTAACGTCCAACTAAAAATCTTGGTTCCGCTCGCTGCCGTGTTGTCATAGACATCGATGGTCCCAGCGGTTGGCGCAGCGTCGTTGCAACTAAAGGTTAGGCTGTGTAGAAAGCCGGGAGCACTCTTGACGGCGGCATTAGCAGCAACCAAGCTATACGCGTATCGCTGCTCCACTTTCATAACGTCGTTTACGACATCCTCACCCGCAAGGGTTTCTAACAGGCGGCGAACATCGACGCGCATATAGGCACGGGGGGTTTCCCCCCCGGCCAGCGTATATGCTTGTTTACCAGACTGACCATTTACCTCTGTCTCAGCCATATGTCTCCTATGTTGGATCGAGTTCCGTCATGGGGTCGCCAGCGGCTGTCGTCGTCGCGGCTGTCCATGCGATAGTCGTGTCGTCTTCTTCGTAGATTGAAAGCGTTCCGCCCTGGTTCCTCACGCGGTTCCGTAAACCGCGCAGTGCGTTCCTGACGTTCCGTGAATTACCAGACCCTCCGCCCGCCAGGTTTCGATTGAGGAGTTCGTCTGCCATCTTTTGGGCTGCTGCCGTTGAAACCGCCGAAGCCGAGATCGCATCCGCAGCAAACGAGGAAGCTGTGATGCCACCAGCCGCAACAGAGCCCACCGAGCCAGTAACATTGCCGCCCACGTTGCCATCGACATTGCCTCCCACGTCTCCGGTCACGTCGCCCTGTACAGACGCCACTCCTTCGCCGAAGGAACCTACCACGGCGTTGTCTGCTCGTAGTGCCGCCCACACGGCCGACACGACTGCGCTTTGGCTCGCGCTCGATAGCGCCACAGAGGCAGAGAACGGATTCGACTGCCAGTGGGCCAGCGTGTTGCCCACGGTGAAAATGTGAATCGCGTCGTCGTTCCACTCCGCACCGGCCGCATCACGGAATGTGACGACGGCCTGTTCACACTGCATTTCAGCGGCCGAGAAATATATCGAAACAGAAGTCCCGGCCGCAGGCTCGACGTACGGAAGCGTAGCCAAGTTGGCCGACGCTCCCCCATCTTTCTCGATTTTGACATCGCCACTTGCAAGCGTGGGAGTGGCCTTGTACTGCCCGGTTGCACGGTCTACGAGTTTGTAACCGCGCAGCGTCCACGCTACGCCATACTGAGCGAAGTACACCATGTTAGTTTTTCCCTACTACGTACAGATGGTCAATCCAGTGTTCCCATGCGGTAGTATTGACGTTGCCGAAGTACGGAGGAGACCCGTCCCAAGCCTGGGTCCACATCCAGCGATTTAGCGTTTCTCCGCTAGGTCCGCAGTAATTGACGTTGGTGTAATTCCCTACCATAACGTCATTTACCCACCAGCGCAAGATACCGTCCTGGCTCTGTCTCTTAT